TATATGGGCACGGCCCCGCCCCGCCCCGACCCGACCCGCGCACTTGGCGATTTTCTCTCCGCCCCGGTCCCCATCCCGCCCCGGTCCCCATCCCGCCCCGGTTCCTCGCTCCCGCACTTGGCGATTTTCTCACGTGGGCAAGGGGGACCCCTACTCCCCTGCCCAAACACAAATTGATTTTTCAAGCAAACGAGAAGAGAAAGAGCGACCATGTCACGAAAGACTGTTTACGAATATGATTGCTCTGATGTCGAAGATCAGAGTATCGAGGAGGAGTTTTACCTCTCGGAGGGGGAGGTGGAGGAATATGAGACTCGCAAGGAGCGACAGTACCGCGAGATGCTGGAGGAGCTGGAGGGTGAGGCGAAGGATGAGCGAAAGAACCAGGAGCTCGACCAGTGGTGGGAGGAGAACAAGGATAAGCTCCGCACCGCCCCCAAGCCCACCGAGGACGAGATCCAGAAGGGATACGAGGAGTTCCAGAAGCTGGTCGAGGAGGACCGCAAGCGCGAGGCCGAGCGCAAGGCCAAGGAGGAGGACGACCGCATCGCCACCATCTGCCAGTGGTACGAGTCCCACAAGACCACCGGCATCAAGCTCGACATGACCCTCGACGAGCAGTGGAGCCAGTACGAGGTCGAGTTTGTGGCCGAGGCCGAGGCCAAGAAGGCCCGCGAGCTCGCCGAGGCCAAGAAGGAGGCCGAGAAGCGCCTGGCCAAGATGGCTCGGGCTGAGCGCAAGGCTACTATCGCTCGGAACCGCGCCAAGGCCAACCGCCCCAACTGCAAGGGCAAGGACCAGGGGCGGGCGAAGAAGGAGGCCGAGCGCAAGGCCAAGGAGGAGGAGGTCAAGAAGCAGAAGGCCCTCAAGGAGTCCGGGTTCGAGTCGACCTACATGGGCAAGCGGGCGATCCACCGCGTCAAGAAGCAGAAGGAGGCCGCGACCATCAAGATCGTCCCCCGCGACATGACCGCCGAGCAGCCCTCGATCGAGGAGGATGAGGACGAGGTCGTGGAGGAGGTGCCGGTGCCGGAGCCGGTCGTGGTGGTGCCGGTGGTGGTGCCGGAGCCGATCGTGAAGGTGGAGGAGCCCCAAGAGGAGGAGGACGATGAGGAGTTTGCCCAGGCGATGGCCAAGGTCGCCGGCATCAAGGTTGCCCCCAAACCCGCTCCCAAGGTGGTGATCAAGCGGGAGTGCAGGCCCAAGGTGACCAAGCAGGTCATCGCCACCCAGTTCAAGGGCTTGATCGAGCAGCGGATCGAGGAGCGGGAGGCGGTCGATCCCCAGTTCAAGGCGCGGATGGGCGGGTTCAAGGTCCTGTCCGGAGACAAGAAGAAGCTCGACAAGATGCTTAAGCGCACTCGCATGTGCAACTCAGTGTCCAAAGGCGAGAAGTGTCGCCATGGTGCCAAGTGCCGGTTTGCCCACTCGATGGACCAGCTTCAGCGACGAGAGTGCGCCTTCGCCCTCGGTTGCCGGTTGGTGAAGATGGTTGGGGAGGGTGAGTACAACAATTGCTCGAAGAGTGACAAGCTCTGCTCTTGCTGGCACCCGAATGAGACCGAGGCTTCCTACTGTGCTCGGCTCAGCATTCCCATCACCCCCGCCCCCGCTCCCACCCCTGCCCCCGCCCCAGTGCGATTGGCGCTCAAGCGGGAGTACAAGGCGCCCTCTGCCCCTTGGGCCGGAGTGAAGAGCACTCCCCGACCCGTTGCCCGACCCACCCAAGTTGCCCCCCGACCCGCCTACCGTCCCCGTCCCCAAGTTGCCCCCCGACCCGTTGCCCCAGAGACAGTTATTCGTTGCACCGCGGACCAAGTTGCCACCATCTCAGCGGCTCTTGCTGGAAAGACCAACTTCAGGATCGAGGTTCGAGACTGAACAAACTGAGACTTGAATAAAGACCAAAAGCGAAAGGCACCCTATTTTTAGGGTGCCTTTTCGCATGTTCGGGCTCAAGCCAAGTTAAGCCCAATTGAAAAAGGAGTGAAAGTACACAAAAAAGGTCATCCTGAAACATGAGTCGAAAACTATGTGAACAAACCCTTTCTATGATGAAAGAAGTGCGGAAGTCATTCCGTAAGGAGGTCAAACACTCTATCCTCGATACCGTCAAATATGAGAACGTCCGTACCCTCAAATCCGATGAGGAGTTCAAGGACTTTGCAGAACCCGCAGAGGTGCAGGTTGTCTGCGAGGATAGTGTCGATGCAGGCTTTGCACTGCAGAAAGAGGGGTTCAACCCCCTCATCCTGAATATGGCTTCGGAACGGAAGCCCGGAGGAGGTTGGCGAAATGGCAAGACTGCTCAAGAAGAGTCTCTCTTCTATCGTAGCACCTATCATTTGGCCTTGGAGGACCCTCTCTCCGAGAATCCCCAAAGTGGGGATTACTACCCGTTATCTGTTTACAGCGCCATCTACACACCGGATGTCTACTTCTTCAGAGACAGCGACTACAAGCAACTTTCCTATGGAGATTGTCGGTTTCTCAGTTGCGTGGCAATGGCAGCGATTCGCCACCCCAAATTGGATGGTGGTAAGTACAAGGAGAGTGACCGAAAAAAGATGGAGAGAAAGATCAAGGGAATCTTCAAGATTGCTCTCAAGCATGGTCACGATTCTGTCGTTTTGGGAGCCTTTGGCTGTGGCGTCTTTCGTAATCCGCCCGAAGAGGTTGCGCAGATCTTCTCGGATGTGATCACGCAGTGTCGTCACAGTTTCAAGCGAATCACTTTCGCCATTCTCGGCGACGACAACTTTTCAACATTCAAGAAGGTTTTGACCAAGTAAACACCCAACCCCAACCCGCAAAAAAGCCCTACTGTTCTAGTAGGGCTTTTTTGCATGTTAATTTACCCACTTGACCAATTGAAAAATGTTCGAATCATGTTAGACGTACATGATATGGAGCAAAAACAAGCTACCATGAATATGTTTGTCGCTGACTGGAGCGACTTTAATTTGAGTGTGGACGAGCACACACACTGTGTACTGGAGTGTGTATCGGTTTTGAACTTTATCAAGTGCAGTGTGAGTCAACATCAAAAGCTCTTTCTGGACGAGAACATTCCACACAACGATGTCGTGACGCTTCTGAAGTTCAAGAGGAAACTACTCGGTTCGGTAGTAGGAACGCCCCTTTGTGAGCATGTGGATGACCAGGGATTGCCTTGTTTCTACCATTGTGCCCGTGGTAGAAAAATGTGCTGTACACATATAAAAAATTGAAAAATCGTTCCAACTCACCGGTAAAAAGTGACCATGAGCGACTTTGTCTCTCGAACAGAATATGATGCCCTTGCCAAGCAATTTCAGCAGGCATTGCAGGATATCGCCTACCTTAAGGGTAGGTGGGAACAGTGGGAAAAGGATCACGCGAACGAGGATGGAAGTGAGAGTGACGATGAGAGTGGAAGTGAGAGTGACGACGAGAGCGGAAGTGAGAGTGACGACGAGAGTGGAAGTGAGAGTGACGACGAGAGTGAGAGTGACGACGATGACGGTCCATCATGGGATGTCATTTCATGGGAGTGCTGGGATCATCAGGATGGTGTACAGAAAAACGATCTGCAGGAGAAGTGCAAATGTGGCAAGTGGATGTGCAAATGTACGATCGTTCATCGCGCGGAGACGAAACAGTGTTCCACTTGTAAACGCTACAAGCCGGACAAGCGACGCAAAATGGTCGCAACACCCACAAAAACATGGGAGTGTTGCGACCAAGAGAACGAGCCCACTGACAAGTGCGAGTGTGGCAAATGGTGGTGCAAATGTGAGATCGTTCATCGCGCCAAGACGAAACAGTGTAGCAGGTGTCGTCTTTACAAGCCGGACAAGCGACGCAGAACAGAGAAAGAGAACGAGAACGAACAATAAGTCGTCGACAAGCGACGTAAAGAAGCTCTTCCAACTTGGAAGAGCTTCTTTACGTTTGAAAATTGAAAAATCTTCAAAATCTTCTACGAATGAATAGGATGTGTCGCATCTGCAGACGCGAATATGATGAGAAAACAGAGTTTCTCAATTGTCGTAATTGTACGAAATTAACAGAGATTCCTGAGCTTCCAAACCTTACTGAACTTTTTTGCTGGAATTGTACTAATTTAACGAAGATTCCTATGCTTCCGGAGCTTATTGTGCTTGATTGTCGTGGTTGTACGAAATTAACAGAGCTTCCGGAGCTTGTTGAACTTATCTGTAGTCGTACTAACTTGACGAAGATTCCCAAGCTTCCGAAGCTAGTTGAACTTAACTGTGGTCGTAGCAATAACCTAACAGAGATTCCCGAGCTTCCAAAGCTTGTTAAACTTAACTGTAGTCGTGCCAGTAACCTAACAGAGATTCCCGAGCTTCCAAAGCTTACTGTACTTCGATGTGATGGTTGTACTAACCTAACGAAGATTCCCGAGCTTCGGAAGCTTGTCGAACTTAACTGTAACGATTGTACCAATCTGACGAAGATTTCCATGCTTCCAGATCTTGTTGTACTTGATTGCAATGGTTCTGGTCTAACAGAGATTCCCAAATTTCCGGATCTCATGGTGCTCAATTGTTGCAGAACTAACCTAAAAGAGATTCCCATGTTTCCAAATCTCGTTGATCTTTGGTGTAATGGTTGCACTAGCCTGACGAAGGTTCCCGTCCCGAGAAAATCGTATATTTGTCGCGGTTGTACATGGTTGGAGGAGGAAAACAAGAATTTTGATGACAACATCGAGAAGCTGAAACGACTTCAGCGTTTCTGCAGAAACAATCTCAAGTACTGGCGTTTCAAAAGATGGGTGAACTCAAGGGAGTTCGCGGAGTGGTTCTACGATCCGGAGCAGTGGGGAGGAAGAGCAAGCAAGAGAAACATTGAAAAATTCTTCTCAAATTGAAAATTTGAAGAAAAAGATATGAAAAGGTGCTATGGATATCTATCGTGAATTCATGAAACCAGGTCCTAAAAATCAGGACTTGTTCAAATATGTTGTGCCCGGCATTGGGAAACATGAGGCTGAACAATGTCACAAAAGGCACATTAAAACTGTGAACGAATTGATCGCACAGTTTTGGATCAATGATTGCAACTTGGAAGAGTTTCAGATTTTCCTTGAGGTCGACATCGGGATCAATCCCAAACGTGCGAAAGAGTGTGCTCAAGCGATGTGCATCAAGTTTGGTTTCTAATCGAGAAACACGCAAGAAAGCCCTACCAACTTGGTAGGGCTTTCTTGCGTTAGGTTTGCCAACGCAAATTTTTCGAAATTGAAATTTAGTTTCAACTGCGCCTGAAAAAGTGATTATGGCTACCATCAGTATGCCTATGAATATGGAGTTCACACCGGTCGTGAACAAGAAGAGGGTCAAGCGAGAAAAGCGCAAGCTCGAAGAGATCAAGGAACCTTCTATCGAGGACCATTTGCAGTCGATCAACGAGGACGAAGAGGTGGCTGACGCATGGGATGATGATGTGGAGGTGGCGGTGGAGCAACCCGTTACCTTTGGGCAGATCATCGTGGAGCAGGAGGATCAGGAGGATCAGGAGGATGTGGAGCCGGTGGAGGATCAGGCGGATGTGGAGCCGGTGGAGGATCAGGCGGATGATCAGGATTGGCCATCGCTCAATGCCTCTGCAAAGTGGGTTCCCAAGAAGGGAGGAAGAAAGGGAACCAGCACCTTTGTCGTTTCTCACTCTCGGATCGAAGAGCTCAAGAGGAATCGGGCACAAAAATGGCACCAGCACGATCCGAACGATCCGGTCAGTCGGGCCTTTGCAACACTTCAGGACAAGAAAGCCATGTCTGAACGCCTCAAGGGAACGAAGCCTTGCTACTTCGTTACACCCAAGGAAGAGGGTGGTGACTTCGGTGTCTGCTTCCGTCACAAGTGCGATTTCGCGCACAGTCTGGACACGTGGAATCCCCCCTCTTGCACCTTCGACAGTGTCTGCAGGAACTTTGGGTCCGAAAAGTCGTGCAACTTCTTTCACCCATCGCTGGAAAGCGTGGACGAGTTCCTTGATCGCACTGGACGCGAGAAGCCAAACCTTCCTCCCACTTGTGAGCACTCTCGCAAGCCCAAACCCATAGTCAAGCCTCTGGGACGAGCACCTCAAAGCACTCTTCGAACTCCGGCACGGAAGTTGGACCTGGGCAAGTCGAGCACGCCGAGCGCGCCGAAGGTTCCTTCCATCCTTGTGCCAACATCGGTTCTCAGCGCAACGCCAACCAAGACGGTTCTTCGAATTCCGGCCACGAAGCTTCAAGAAGTCATCGACACTCTCAGCAGGAGCGGATCCCTCAACAACTTTGACCTTGTGGTGGTGTAAACACCCACCACCCATTCAATCTTCTTAATAAAAGCCCTTACAATTTGTAAGGGCTTTTTCACGTTTGAATGTCCAGGCAATGGCTCTTCCGTTACAATTGAATTTTTTCCTAACTCTTCATTCAGTTTTGAGAATGTCTACCAACATTTCAATTGATAATATGTTCATGGCGGTTCTTCGCCAATTCTCCAAGGAGCAGGAACGCAAGGAACAGGAGCGCAAGGAACAGGCGCTCAAGCAGCTGACCAATGAGATCAAAAAACTCTTTCAGGAATTTGAGAAGAAAAGGGAACGTGCACTCAAGAAGCAGGATCCCAACTTCCCTAAACGCCCTCGTTCAGCCTATTGTTTCTTTTGCATGGAGATGCGATCTCAGGTTCGTAAGGACAATCCTGGTCTACATCCAAGGGACACCACTAGAAAACTCGCTGAAATGTGGAGGGGACAAGCAGATCGTGCATGCTGGAATGAAATGTACAAACAGGATTGTGTGCGGTATCAGAAAGCGATGGATGCGTTTAACGAGAAGTGGGAGAAACGGACCGACTAGTAACCTAACTTTCAGTGAAAAAGCCCTTACAAATTGTAAGGGCTTTTTCACGTTTGTGTGAAGCCACAATTGAAATTCGCTTTCAAGTGGAAGAGGTAAACTGATTATGCTTTCTCTAAACAAATTGAACAATGATGCTGATGTGGAAGATCAGCATCCCGAGCTCAAAATTGATGCGACTGGGTTTAAGTGTACACGGTGCAACATCGTGTTTGATTCGCAGATAGACTTCGATTTTCACTGTACGAGATGGTATGATGACAAGGATATATTCGCCGGAATAAAACAAAAGGGCAAGACGTATGTTCCAGTTTACATTTCTTGTTATCAGCAACGTCTGTTTGACTGGGGTTATCTACAACACTGTTGTTTATCGGATGACCCAAACAACGTGTTTTATGCATTGCGAGATGGTCATTTAGGATGTGTACAACGTCTTCTTCCCATGTACAAAGGGAATTGGGAGGATATCCTCGCATATGCAAAATATGGAAAACACAAGAAGATTCTCGACTATGTTAACCGCGAGACGATAGTTCAAAAAATTTCAGCGTTGTTCGTAGTGTACCATAATATACAACGGTTCCCCAAGTTGTACGGGCTTAAAACCTCCGGCCCGATCGACTTCGGTCCGTTCAAAAAAGCTGTGGACGGATATCTGAGTTACTGGGCCAAAGTCGGAAAAACTACGCATACAGTGACCTATGAGACGCCAACAGGACTACTTCAAGGACAATACCTGGTGAAGGACGGAAGCGAACTACAACAAGATGTCGACAACTATGTTACATTGTACAACAAGTGTTGGGGTACCAACTGTACCATCACATCCCTGACGCCGACAGCTGGACGGAAGAAGTGGCATTGTGTTTTCAATTAAATTATAGCCCTTACAAATTGTAAGGGCTTAACTTATTTAAAATTGAAAATATCATCACGCTCGCGATCCTTCAAATGAGTGACAGGTGCTACTTTGAACACTGTAACAACGTTATTTCGCTTGAGCAGAGTGATGATATTTTCATTGTCGGAGGACTGAAGGGACGTCCTGGTCTGAGAGGAGAGTGTTGCAAGTGCAGACTGCTTTTTTGCGATGAGCACTTCAACTATACTGATCAATTCGGACGTAAGTATTGCACATCTTGTTCTGTAGAGCGTCAAGAATTCGAGGAGATTCTCGACAAGGAGAGGAAGAAGCTTGAGAGAAAGCAAGATTGCGATTGCGATTGCGTGATTTTGATTTGCATATTGCTTTGGGTATTGCTTCGGGTTATTATCCATCTTACTCCACCACCCGCCGATCCGCCTTTGCCGTCCTGGTTTGTACCTTCGCCCGAACTTTCAAATTGAAATTTATGAACAAAATCCACATCATTATAGCTATGACAACACTAGAAACATTGAAAGGTATCTACCTCGGTGATCGAGGCAAAACCTTCAAAACCCTGATTAAAAGTGTTTTGAAGAAGGGAAAAATCAAGAAAAACTATGTAGAGATTCTGACCTCTCCTGAATCTCTACAAGAATATGGTGCGGCTTTTACATCCGAACAGATCGATCCCAACAACAATTATCAAGTCTATGAACAGTTGGGTGACCTTTCTGGAAACAAGTTTATCGTCTGGTACATATATCGACGCTTTCCACAACTCAAGTGTGCAGAAGGTGTAAAAGTTGCCGCTCGTCTACGCATCAACTATGGAAGCAAAAACTCCTTTTACAAGATCGCAGAGGAGCTTGGCTTTTGGGACTTCATCTCAGCTACCAACGATCTGCGTCAGCGCAAGATGAAGCCTTTACTGGAAGATGTTTTCGAAGCTTTTCTCGGCGTGACTGAAACCATTCTTGATGAGCAGACCATGTATGGAGTGGGTTACGCGTGCGTGTATAAGATTCTCACGGCCATCTTCGACGACATGGACATCTCATTGCGATACGAAGATCTGTACGATGCCAAGACTCGATTGAAGGAGTTGTTCGACATCCATGTGGATAATCTCGGTCCTCTTGTCTACGAAGAGACAAAGGACGATCTGATCACCCACTCAGTCGCATACCGATATGATGGCGGGCGATATGCGGAACGGCCGGACGGTACTATCAATACAAAGAAGATCGTTGGCCAGTACCGTAAAATTAAGATCGGAGAGGGGTCTGCGGCTCTCAAGGCCGACGCACAACAAGCCGCGGCCGCCAATGCCATTCAAAATCTCGCTAAACAGGGTTATGTTAAGTACGCGCCACGAATCTACGCCAAGTTTGCTGGAGACTATGAAGAACCTTCTTTGACCACGGAAGCCGATGTAATCAAGATCATCGGCTCAGTAGAAATGATCGATGAACAGTTTCCCACACGGGGAAAGAGTAAGTATCAGAGTAAGTACACGTCAACCGCATTGGCTCACTATTGTCGAGAACGGGATTACAATGGCATCAAGGCTTGTCTTAAGCTTGGAGCTGATCCTAACACTTTTGACAGTGAAGGACTGAGCTGTCTCGATCTTCTTCTCATCGGTAAGGTTGACGAGGTGATCGTGAAAAAGGTGATCAAGCGCTTTCTCAAGACCGAGGAAAAATTGTTCATCTCCGAACCTGTAAAACGAGTGTATTTGTCGCAATACGACATCAAGTTGGACGAAAATAAATTGAAAGTGAAAGAATAAATGGCAAGGATTTATGCATGGATGAAAGACATCACATCACTTCCCGGCTTGAGTGACTACCAGGAGGAAAGATACGCAAGGCTACTACAAACGTCGGAAATCTTTGAACACGATTTTGTTGGGCGTTCCATCATTATCTTTTTCAAGAACGGTGAGCGCATTCAGTTTCGCCGAGAACTACTTGGTCGCATCAAGAACCTCATTCAACCTCCGCAAACAAAAAGGCCAAGTTCAATCTGTGCTCATTGTGCTCGTGGACCTCACCGAAAAGGCTCAATCACGCATGATTGAGCCTTTTCCACGTTACAAATGATTTTTGTGGACAACATGAATGGATTTTGTAGTATGTCTGAGAATAAACCACTTTGGGAAATATGGGACAAGTATATTCAGTCCGCATACCCTTCTGGAAAGCGTTGGGTGTTGGGGGAAATGGAGGCGGAAATGGCAAGTAAATTTCCAGATATGTACAAAAAGCTCTTTCCTGGCGATAAAAGCGCTGAAACATGGAGACGACTCGAAGCGCTAGCACTTCGAATGAAGAAAAATGAACGCGCTACTGAAATGAGCAAGTTCCTCTCTTTCAAAACCAGACTTATTGAGTTGGGTTATCAGCCTACAGATTTTGCTTTGAAACAGATGGTTCGTCCCAGCTTCTGCATGAATGAAAACTGTACAGACAATGAACTCATCACAACGCATAATTTTATTGATCCTCTAAAGAGCCCTTATACAAAATTGAAAAAACCGATCATCTTCCACATGAAAGAAGGATGTCTCGCATCTGCAAAGGAGAATATGATAAAGTGAAGGTCGAAAGGAAAGAACCCACGTTCAATCTCATAGAAGCCTTCGGTAATCTTTGGCTGGACGGACCAACTCTGTCGAACTACCAGCGTCGCCATTATCACGACCTCTTGTACAGCTCTAAACTACGCAAGAGCTATCGGCTGATGAGTCGCTCGGTCATTCTATACTTCAAGAATGGAAAGCCCATTCAATTCAATCCGCCGTTGTTGCCAGAGGTGGTTCGACTCGTGGAAAACGCTCCCGAAGGCTCAGTGGCTGCGTTGAACCACGATGTCTTGAACAGTGTATGGGACGATATCAGTGAGTAAAGCAAAAAAGCCCTTATCAAAACGATAAGGGCTTTTTTGCTTGTGTGAAATTGAAAAAATCATCAATCTTCTACGAATGAATAGGATGTGTCGCATCTGCAAAGGCGAATATGATGAGAAAACAGAGTTTCTCAATTGTTATAATTGTACTGATCTGACGGAGATTCCTATGCTTCCAAATCTTACTATACTTTACTGTAATCGTTGCAGGAATCTAACGAAGATTCCCGCACTTCCAAATCTTACCGAACTTGATTGTGACGATTGTACTAGCTTAACGAAGATTCCCGTTCTTCCAAAGCTTACTACACTTACATGTAATGGTTGTACTGACCTATCTGAGATTCCTATGCTTCCAAAGCTTTTCACACTCTATTGTGATGAATGTACTAGTCTAATAAGGATTCCTGCACTTCCAAACCTTACTGTGCTCGATTGCAGTCATTGTCCAATAACGGAGGTTCCCGTATTTCCAAAGCTTGTCTCATTTAGCTGTGAAGAATGTACCGGCATAACCAAGATTCCATTACTTCCAAAGCTCATTTCACTCAGTTGTTATGCTTGTACTAATCTGATAGAGATTTCCACGCCTCCAAATATCTCATTTCTCAACCGTAACGGTTGTGCATGGTTGGAGAATGACAACATCGAGAAGCTGAAACGACTTCAGCGTTTCTGCAGAAACAATCTTGGGTACTGGCGCTTTAGGAGATGGATAAAGACAAAAGAGTTCGCGGAGTGGTTCTACGATCCGGAGCAGTGGGGAGGAAGAGCAAGCAAGAGAAACATTGAAAAATTCTTTACTACAGTATAAATAAATAAGCCCTTATCGTTCTTGATAAGGGCTTTCCACATAAATTGAAAAAACAATCGATTCTCCATGAATGAGAAGAGATGTGTCGCATTTGTGATGGAGAATATGATGAGAAAACCACCAAGGTTCTCGATTGTAATGGTTGTACCAGCCTTACGGAGATTCCTGTACTTCCAAAGCTTACTAAACTTTTTTGTAATGGTTGCACCAACCTTACAAAGATTCCTATACTTCCAAAGCTTACTAAACTCTATTGTAGCGATTGTTTCAACCTGACGGAGATTCCTGTACTTCCAAAGCTTGCCAGACTTGATTGTCATGGTTCCAACCTAACGGAGATTCCTATGCTTCCACAACTTGTCAAACTTCATTGTTATTATTGCACTAACCTGACAAAGATTCCCATGCTTCCAAAACTGATTAAACTCTCTTGTTGGCATTGTACCAACCTAACGGAGATTCCTATGTTTCCAAAGCTTACTACACTTAATTGTTATGGCTGTATTGGCATATCTGAGATTCCTATGTTTCCAAAGCTTACTACACTTAATTGTTATGGCTGTACTGGCCTATCTGAGATTCCTATGTTTCCAAAGCTAACTTGGCTTAGTTGTAGTTATACTAATCTGGCGGAGATTCCCATGTTTCCAAAGCTCACTAAACTTAGTTGTTATGGCTGTGTTGGCCTATCTGAGATTCCTATGTTTCCAAAGCTTAGCGAACTTTATTGTTCTAATACTAATCTAACAGAGATTCCCATGCTTCCAAAGCTCACTAAACTTTGGTGTGATGATTGTGCTAATCTAACGAAGATTCCCAAATTTCCAAATCTTATTGAACTCTGGTGCAATCGCTCCAACATAGTGGAGATTCCCATGTTTCCAGAGCTCACTTTTCTTTGTTGTTGTGGCTGTGCTAATCTGGTGGAGATTCCCATGTTTCCAAAGCTTACTCAACTTTGGTGTGGCTCTACTAACCTGGTGAAGATTCCTGCGTTTCCAAAGCTTGATCAACTCAACTGTGAATATTGTACTAGTCTAACAGAGATTCCCACGCTTTCAAATCTTAATGTTAATGGTTGCACGTGGATAGAGGTTTACAACAACGATTTCGATGACAACATCGAGAAACTGAAACGACTCCAAAGGTTCTGCAAGAATAACCTTAAGTATTGGCGCTTTAGAAGATGGGTGAAGTCAAAGGAGTTTGCGGAGTGGTTCTACAGCCCGAAGCAGTGGGGTGGAAGAGCGTGTAAGCGAAACATTGAAAAATTCTTCTCAACTTAAATATCAAAGCCCTTATCAAGACGATAAGGGCTTTTTACTGAAATTGAAAATCTCACCAATCCTCTACGAATGGGTAGGATGTGTCGCATCTGTGATGGAGAATATGATGAGAAAACCAAGATTCTCGACTGTAGTGGTTGTGCCAATCTAACAGAGATTCCTGAGCTTCCAAACCTTACTAAACTTGACTGTTATAGTTGCACTGGCCTAACAGAGATTCCTGAGCTTCCGGAGCTTACTTATCTTAATTGTTGTAATTGCACTGGTCTGGTAAAGATTTCTGTGCTTCCAAAGCTAAGAACGCTTTTTTGTCGCAACTGTACTAATCTAACAAAGATTCCCATGCTTCCACAACTCACTAAGCTTGACTGTTATGATTGTACTAATCTAACAAAGATTCCCGCACTTCCAAAGCTTACTGAAATTGATTGCAACGGTTGTACTAGTCTAACGAAGATTCCTGTATTTCCAAGGCTAAGAATACTTTATTGCCGTGGCTGTACCAACCTGACAGAAATTCCTATACTTCCGACTCTCACCGAACTTGGTTGTCACGTCTGTACTGGTCTAACAGAGATTCCCATGCTTCCAAATCTCACCACACTTTGGTGTATAGGTTGCACTAACCTAACAGAGATTCCTATGCTTCCTAGGCTAGAAGTACTTTATTGCTTTGGTTGTACAAGTCTGACGAAGATTCCAAAGCTTCCGCGACTTATCGAACTTTATTGTGGCGAGTGTATTAACCTGGAGAAGATTCCTAAGTTTCCACAGCTTACCGAACTTGATTGTTATGGTTGTACCGGCTTAACAAAGATTCCTTTCCTTTCGAAGCTGAAAAAACTTCATTGCTCTCGCTGTACTGGTCTAACAAAGCTTCCAAAACTTCCGCAACAACTTGTTGAACTTAGTTGTAATGAATGTGTTCAGATAACAAAGATTCCCGTACTTCCACAGCTTAGAGAACTTTGGTGCGGTAGTTCTGGTCTAACGAAGATTCCCATGCTTCCAAATCTTCGGTCGATTTATTGTAACAGTTGCACTAACCTAACTACGATTCCTGCGCTTCCAAAGCTCGCCATACTAGAATGTTCTAATTGTACTACTCTAACAGAGATTCCTGACATCTCACATCTCGCTTATGCCAACTGTAACGGTTGTAAATGGGTTGAGGATGGTTGCGATGACAACATCGAGAAGATGAAACGACTTCAGCGTTTCTGCAAGAATAACCTTAAGTACTGGCGCTTTAAGAGGTGGGTAAAGACAAGGGAGTTCGCGGAGTGGTTCTACAGTCCGGAGCAGTGGGGAGGAAAAGCGAGCAAGAGAAACATTGAAAAATTCTTCTCAACTTGAATATTAAAATTGAAAATCTCGTCAATCTGCTACGAATGAGTAGGATGTGTCGCATCTGTGATGGAGAATATGATGAGAAAACCAAGACTCTCGACTGTAGTGGTTGTACTGGTCTAAGAGAGATTCCTGAGCTTCCAAACCTTACTAAACTTGACTGCAATAATTGTCCCAACTTGATGAAGATTCCTATGCTTCCAAAGCTTGGTACACTTTACTGTTGTAATTGCACCAGTCTGACAGAGATTTCCAAACTTCCAAAGCTTACTAACCTTACTTGTTTAAATTGTACCAGCCTAACAAAGATTCCTAAGCTTCGACAGCTTATCGTTCTTTACTGTGGCGACTGTACTAACCTAACAAAGCTCCCCAAGTTTCCAAAGCTTATTGAACTTAATTGCTATTGCTGTACCGGCTTGAGTGAGATTCCTTTCTTCCCGAATCTCAGAGAACTTTATTGTTATCGTTGCACTGGACTGACAAAGCTTCCAAAGCTTCCTCGACGACTTGCTAAGATTAATTGTGCCGAGTGTGTTCAGATAACAAAGATTCCTGTGATTCCAAAGCTTCAAGAACTTTCGTGTTATAGTTGTACTGGTCTAACAGAGATTCCCGCACTTCCAAGGCTTGTTGAGCTTGATTGCGTCGGTTGTACCAACTTGACAAAGATTTCTGCGCTTCCAAAGCTAATCATGTTAGATTGCCATAATTGCACCAGCCTAACAGAAATTCCCACACCTTCACCTTGTCTCCTTTATTCTAACTGTATCGGCTGTACGTGGGTAGAAGAAGGCATTTGTGAAGTGAATATCGAGATAATGAAACGACTCCAACGTTTCTGCAGGAACAATCTACGCTATTGGCGCTTCAGAAGATGGGTGAGGACAAAGGAGTTTGCGGAGTGGTTCTACAGCCCGAAGCAGTGGGGAGGGAAAGCATGTAAAAGAATGATAGAAAACGTGATTGAAAAATAAAGTACTTATTCCCATACATTAATATGTATGGGATTTTTTAATGTCCGGTTTCATAAATGAGGAAGACACAATACTCCCTATATGTCATCGGTTTGATGTTAGTTGCCTTTGGACTCGGTTATATATCTGTTCTTAGGGATAAAAAGAGTGGTAAACCGATAGCTAAAAGTGGTAACCAAGCGTTGTATGCTGGTAGCATGTTATTGTACTTACTAGCCATCTATCTGTTATTGTTTTCAGGTAAATCTTCCGGCAAGTTTATGACAGTGATGTTCATTCTGTTGGCGAATATTGTCGCCAGTGTCTGGTTCGTTGTCATCGGCTCGAGACAGAAATGGGGCAATATGAAGGTGGATCGAGAAGTAGCTTTAACGTACGGTGGCGTTTTAGCAACCTTTGCTGTTTATCTTGGGTATAAAATCAAATCTAACTGGTAACACAACCGCACCAAGGAGAGTTACGCTCGTTTCTAGAAATACTCAGCGGTTTGGGTCGTACGCGGTCACTAATATAAGAGAAAATCTCGTCACGTCCAGCTTGTGTAACAGCCGAGGTTGCAAAAAATCGTGCTCCGGTTTTAGCTTCAAAATCTATTCCTGGGAGAGTATATGCGGTGCCACGAACGCTGTCGATCTTGGTAGCTACAACGATCACTGTTTTATCACGTATGTACCCTTTACGCTTGTGTAATCTGTACATGTCCAGAATTTCATCGTAACTTCTCTCATTATCAGCGGAATAGCAGTAGATTGGAATGTCACACTCGTTGATGAAGGATTTGGTGATCTCGGAGAAACGAGGTTGTCCCGCTAAATCCCACAGAATGATCTTTACCTTGGCGTCATGAACGTATATGAATCGTATATCGATTCCTATTGTAGATACATAGGACGAATTAATAGCCTCGCGATTTAACATGGCAGCTAACGAGGATTTACCTACACCGGGTGCTCCTATCAAAGCAACCCTAACTTGTTTGTATCTATTCATTTTATATTGAAAAATATAATTTTCAACATTCATGTAGCGATAAAATGGAAGAACTCGATTACGATTACCACATTAGGCTGACAGATATTCCAGCCTATCAAGGAGCTAAAAAACTCAGTTGTTCTGGATGTGTCAATCTGAGAGAAATTCCTATGATCATGAGCTTGACAGAAATACACTGTTATCGTTGTGTCAGCCTAAAAGAGATTCCCATGCTCCCAAACCTTGTTAAACTTAGTTGTACTGAGTGTTATAACCTAAAAGAGATTCCCATGCTTCCAAACCTTACTAAACTTTATTGTTGCGGTACAGGTCTTAAAGAACTTCCAAGCCTTCCAAAACTTACGTTTCTCGACTGTCAACGTATGCGCAATCTCATTGAACTACCAGAGTTAAAAGAGTTGGAAAAACTCATATGTTGGGGGTGTAAAAATTTGAAAACGGTGCGAAATTTTCCCAATCTCGTTGATCTCAGCTGTGGACATTGTTCACAGCTAACTTGTATCAGTGACCTTCCTAAGGTGGAAAAAATTTCCTGTACATCCTGTCCAGAACTGAAACAGATTGAAAATGTTCCCAATCTCACTAGTCTCGGATGTGCATATTGTGGGAGCCTAAAAGAGATTCCTATGCTAATTAAACTCACCAAACTCGATTGTAGTTGCTGTGTAGAGCTACTAAACTTGCCAACACTTCCAAATCTTACCAATCTAGATTGTTCATGGGGTCCACAAATGGAGCTTCCCAAGTTTCCTAAACTAAGGGAACTAAGGTGTTGTTGTGTGAAGTTTGAGATTCACCCTTTTCCTGAATTGGAAAAACTAGATTGTTGGGGAATGTCCATTTCTTTCTTACCTGCGCTTCCAAACCTTATTGAACTCAGGTGTGGCTATTGTAATTATCTGACTGAGATTCCTGACCTTCCTTTACTTACAAAACTCGACGCTGACAGTTGCAAAATGCTTAGAAAGATTCCCAACCTTCCAAAACTTGTTGAATTAAGATGTGGGGATTGTCCAAGTTTGACAGAGATTCCTGACAGCCCTGAACCAGACGACGAAACAAGTTCTCCGTGGATAAAGTATCATTCGGAATATGAAAACAACATGAAGAAACTGATGCGATTACAACGGTTCTGTAAGAACTATGTGCAATACAGACGCTTTAGTAAATGGATAAAGTCACGAGAGTTTGCAGAGTGGTTTTACGGCCCGAATCAACTTGGAGGCCGAATCGCAAAACGGGATCTGGAATATCTCCTGCAACAATTTTAAATTGAAAAGTATGAGAATTATCCTCATACTTTAAAATGTCACGCATGACAGTTTCTGGTTTTACATCGGAGAGAAAACCGGTTGTTACCGGAGTGTTCCGATTATATGATACCATCGGCCTTCCACTAAACATTATATTAGACCAGATCATTCTTAATGGATGGGTGGTAGATTGGGAGGTTTTCTACAATGATGCGATGAAAGCCGGATGGAAAAAGACAACCTTTCGCAATCGCGTATCCGAGGCGTTACAGGATGCAGGACAAATAGATGCTAAAAATAGAAAAGACATACTGGTTAGATTGGATCTACTTCTTAATCATTCTCAACAAGTCTAGCAAATGCTTTACAAAGATAACGATGGCTTTCAAGTAGTTCTCGAACTGCGTCCAATAGCTTGTCTCTACCTACCGCGCTACTAGTTGAATCACTATCTTCATCATACTCACTCTCACTCTCGCTCTCACTCTCATCCTCCTTTTTAGGGAGAGATTCTAGCATTTGTTGCAATTGTGAGAGATCTGGAAAGGGACAAGTGCCACAAGCATTGGGAGCGCAACAAGTGGGTGCAGGATCATTAGTTTCGTTTTCGGACATTTTATTAATGTCCGAATAACACTTTAAATCTAGTTTTCATTACTTCTCTTTCTTAATTTCCTCTTCCTCCTCATCATCGGAGTCGATAATCTCATCCTCTTCATCATCCTCTTCATCATCATCCTCTTCTTCCATATACGGTTCCCAATTCTCGTCCGAATCATCGTCCAACTCCTCTTCGTCACCGCTAGACGCATCAAAATCGAACTTGGATGGTGTGCGTTTGCACTTTCCACGACGCTCGTACCTCATCATACGCAGATCGATAGCATCGTTCATCTCGAGCAGTTTGTCCAGATTTTTCTCGTCTTTACCATTATCGGTTAGAAATCTGATCCAGATCTTTACATTCTCGTCGATCTGTTCGAGCTGGTCTTTTTCCATCAACCACAGCTGACATAGCTCGATCTTCGGCATCGGTACATTAGGAGTTTTTTCAGCTATTTTCTCACACAACGCCCTTCGATCGTCGGAAAAATTACACCATCTCTTGTTCAGTTTCAAAGATATTTCTGCCGGAGTGAGATCGGGATGGCGAATTTTGATTTCTCGTCGGTAATTCCTGCTGAAATACTCGTACCCCGGCGTGAGAAAATCCCCGAAAAGTTCGAACATCCTTTCATAGTCGGCATCTTTGCGTGATACCGTGAGTTGCAACTTTTCCTTCAGTTCCGCATTCTTGCTTTTGAGCTCGCTGATCCGCTCCAAGAGAATACGCTGAATACGCTGATCGTCGCGAACAACCGGTTTCTCATTCTCCTCCCGTCCCTCCTGTCCCTCTTGTCCCTCCCGATCCTCCTCCACCACCGCATTCGACCTTAGCAAGAATCGAATGAGGACAAAACAGGAAATGAAGACCATGAATGCAAACATAACGATCAGGTTATGCTCATCATTGAGCCAATTCTTGACCTTAAACCAAGTCCCGATCCATGTCTCGGACAAGGTTACCGACAAAGTTTCAGTCCATGTCTCGGCCAAGGTCACTGGCAAGGCTCTGGTCCAAGTCATATTAATTCCTGACCAATTTCCAAATATCCACTGTTCAAAGTTTTCGTGAAACATCCTATGAGGATAAGGTAACTTATTTTCAAATTCAATTTCTCACAGCTAGGACACTCCTTACGCTAACGTCTTGAACGTTTTGATCTCGATTTTGTTCGTTTACGGGAACGCTTACGGGAACGCTTATGGGAACGGGAACGCCTACGGGATGTGCTACGTCTACGGGAACGCCTACGGGATCGTGATCGCCTACGGGAACGCCTACGGGATCGTGATCGCCTACGGGAACGCCTACGGGATCGTGATCTCCTACGGGAAGTCCGTCTACGCGAACGCTTTTTCTTCTTGCCTTCTCGCTGTTTCTTAGCTTTAATGGTTTTGCCCACACCCACCCCCTTTTGTAAACATGATCTCGAGCTTCCTAACAGATCGTATCCATCTGGTAATTCATCGCTTTCTCCGCAATATATTTTTGTTCTATCGATAGGTACATATCTCGTGGCATAGGAAGGATCATAAGGTAGATTGAGTCCAACACCGATTCCCTTTTTAAAACACTGGTACCGTGTTCCCATCACCTTACCGTCGACACGTATAGCTAAGCTTCTTCTATTGTTTCCACAGTACATTTATTATACGTGAAATAAAACGCCAAGTTTCCCGATAAAATAAAATTGGATTTAAAGAAATATTTCCTTTAAGTAGCAAATTATCATGAGTGATATGCAAAGTGTAGACGAGAAACTGACGTTTCCTGAGTTTGACGATATTCCAGTTAGCACCAAGACGTTCATCGTCATGACCAACATAACCATCGACATTAAGAAATTGTTCGATTTTTTGCCCATAACTGAGTACATAGTTGTGCCGAAGCGGAGAGGACGTAAGAAAAAAGTTACTACAGCAGATCCGAATCGGAATATTCAAGACGGTTCTATCATCACGTTAGATCTTGCTAACAACGTACGTGGTGTATCGTTAAAGAAAAAGAAGAAACAAGGAAAGGGCAATAAGGACTATTTTCGCAATTCGGTCACCGTGGTTATGATGATGGGCGGAAAGCAGATCAACTTCAAGATCAGCCGAAACGGAAAATTTCAGATGACTGGATGCAAGTATGATGAACATGCGGAAAAATGTGTTAAGCAGATCTGGGAGTACATTAAGGATACAGAAGACATCTACCAACTTCCACATCTGAGCTCTAAAACAAGCCATCCATTCCGCGCAACGTTCATTCCAGCCATGCGTAACATCGACTTCTCTCTAGGATTCTTACTTGATAGAGAGAAGCTGGACGAGTACTTCAACCTGAATACGGATTACTATTCTCTACTTGAAACGAGCATCGGATATACGGGGGTTAACATTAAAATCCCTGTTACCAAACCGATCACCGATTTGAAGATTAAGCAACTCGTCCATAAGCGGGGAAGATGGCTGGAACCGAAATGGGTGTCGTATCAGTATTACCTGGACACGTTGAAGCCTAAGGATCAACAGAAACGATTGGATAAGCAAAGATTCAACACCTTTTTAGTTTTCCACAGCGGAAAAATAATTATGTCGAGCATGTGTGCAGACTTTGCTCGCGACACTTATTACACGTTTTTAGACATAATCAGGCAAAATTACCAAATGTTTAGAGAAAAGCTGAGCAATTCCGAGTAAACCCGTTTGGAATGACGGGAAAAGATAGAAATCCCAAATCTGTTCATGATTAAGCGGAATTTAAAGATATTGATGTTAACCATTAAGATAATGAATACTAGTGATTTTTGTCCTGGATCGTGTGTATCGTTCACACCAACCACTGAAGAGCTACAAGAATGGAAGGATTTATGGGAACCATGTAAGATGCAATTGCGTGATGGTCATAATCGGTACAAGATTCCCGGCCTCAAGATCTATCGGAAAGACCGCGTTTGGATGAGACACTCAGGTTCATCATATTTTAAGGAGAAGGAATCCACCATTGTGATGTAAGGTGATATAATCACATTACATCCCATCAAGATTAAGTACACTTTAGTCCAACACACTTGTTACAGCCCCACCGCTGACAATCAGCGTCGTTATGGCACTGGCAATTTCCACAGCCTTCATTCTTACAGTATTCCTGATCGATAGGGCCGGGAGTAATCACTCCGCCTTGATTCTCATAGTAAAAAGCACCCTTGTCTATCTCTACCGGATCAGCGTCCACATACTTCCCTGAGCTATCCTGACATTTTTCACAATGAATAGTTCCGGACATCGGAACTAATGCTTTGCTACCTTTATATTCTAGCCATGTGGGAAGAACTAGACTGCAATTTAAGCATGTTTTTTGCGTCGGTACGGTTCCTTCCTTGCAGAAACGTCCCCACGTATCAGCAAACATGGTGTCCAATCCCTCTCCCATAGAGTCACAGATATCATTGTACACACATTGCTTTGACTGACAGCAAGAGTCTTCTAAGCAGTAATCATTGTTACATGTACATTTCTTACCACACTTCACATCCGTATCACATATTCCGGTCGAACAGTCATCAGGCGTGCAACACTGACCGTCGACACAAACATCACCCTCGTTGGGACACGGACAGGGCTTTCCACACTGTAACTGGCAGGAACCGATTGGACAGTTCGATTGGTAACAGCATGTTCCATCGCTCTGGCATATTCCTCCCGATGGACAGAGAATCTTTTCGCAAGACTCTCCACAGCCGGTCTTATCCTTGCAGGTTAGACCATCACAGCTATTATCACAACACTTTCCATTAACGCATTTTTGATTCTGTGTAGCATCGCAACATTGGTTTCCACAGCCATCGTCAGCTCCACAAGCCTTTCCAATACAACTACACTTTTTCTTATTTTTGAGAATAGCAACAAATACCACGATGAACGCTACCATTGCTACCAATACAATCACGATCGCGATCATTTATTATGCTCAACTTTATTCTATTCCCTACTTAAATGAACACTGCTAAGGGCCGACTTTTTTGCACGTCGTTCCTCGTCCAGTTGATCACGACGGCGATAGACGAAGATTCCTAAGGGAACAACGATTCCCAGTCCTGCTACACCCATGGAGAGATAAGCAGCCATTTTCCACGTGTCGTAGTGGCCATTTTGGCAGTCTTTCTTGCTATCCAAATTCTTGAGCTGAGACGATAACATGATGATGTAAGTCAGTCCGGTCAGAATGGTGAACCAAAGCATTCCTGTCGGAATTATAGGGTCTTCGTTCGCCTTGAATATCTTTCCTTTCGAGCCGGAAACACGTTTCATGCATTGAAACTTACAGAATGCAAACGCTGCGTAGCCTATGACCATAACACATGTGATTATGATCGTGTTACGTCCTGTAGTTCGAATATCGTCGTCGATACAGTTTCCAGGGAGAATCATATACCCCCATAGAGTTATTCCGAATAATATTAATGCATAGACCATTAAAATAACGCCGATGGCGATATCTGAGTCGGAACTCACTTGCTTCGCTAGATGTCCACTAGTATTACCCATTTACTTCATTACAAGAATTTTTACTTATACCTCGACATCATCCAATTCATCAGTATCGTCCGATTCATCGGATTCGTTACCCATCAAAAGCTTGAGAAATCCAGCCGGCTTCTCCCTTTTCTTTTCGTCTTTCTGTCCTTTATCTTCGCTGGCAGCCCAAGAGGGGATATGTGAAACGATGTACCATAAACCGACGATACTGAGAATAAATACGATCATATACAGAGCAAACATGCTCCAAACATAGAATTTTAGCTTTCTACCCTTTCCGTCCTTATCATCGCCACAATCACTCTTTTTGGACAAATTGATACCCATAACCATCAGCAGAATCGACATCGAGAGCGAGATAAATGCACAGATAGATAGATAAAACTCTCCTGCCGTATCCTGATTATCACCCTTCTTCTTTGGGTAACAATCATGTCCGGATGAGCCGAATGGAAGGCCAAAGTTGCAGATGATGTAAGATATACCGATAGTAAGCAAGATCGCAGATACTATTGTTACAGTAGTCAAACCATCGCGAATTATATTGGAAGAGCAGTTTTTGGGAACGTTGGAGTGAGCAGCGGTGGACATAATAAACACAATGAGACCTATTACTGCAAATAGAACCATAAAGCGTGTATCGGTTGATTTTCTACCCATTTATGTTAAGGCGACAAAAATAATATTTAATACCCTGAGTATTAAATCATCTACCGATACTGCACGACGCAAGCGTTATTAATCATGACATCTAAACGATCTCGGTCTGAATATTTGGTAAGATATTGGGGATAGCAGGGAAAAACCGTGGAACAAGGAGCCTCATAACAGTGTTGAGGCATTTCCTCTTCTTGAGGAGGTGCATTCAGATTGTAGCAAGCATTGTTCACGTTACGCCATCCAGCTTCTCGCTCAAAAATGATTGGGTCGGGATAGTAGTATACACCACGGTAGAACCGAGTGTAGGGATGATGATCCATATCGGTTACCACCGGTAGCACAGACTTATTATTAGCAAGATAAGGAGATGACTGGGTTTTGTTTCTGATCATGCTTCGAACATGCTCGATACTTTTCTCATTTCTCTCGGCTGTCAACGACATTTATTGTTGGAAAGATTAGTTTTTTCTTCCCCACATTCTGCCCAGCCAGAGACCCAACGATAGGAAGAATATGTAGAGCAAAATGTAATAGGCCTTTTCCGTCCCAGACTGGTTCTTAAGATTTAGCTCTTTCTTTTTAGAGATTGCTAGCGCGATAGCACTGACAAGTGATAGCACCATCACAGCATACAATATGTATACAGTTTTCATTTTATTCTGTGGTAGAAAAATTTTAGCCTTTGAAATTATATTCTGCTCTCACGTTGTAAACAATCTGCACGGTCTCTCCATCGATTTGTCGACAGATCATATCGGCATCTTTGTACACATCGGGAGCCTCGTCTAGTCGATTTTTGTCTACACAGGTTGAATAAACCTTTTCCATCTGTTGCTCAAACTTTCGCAAGCTGAGCATCTGTTTTGCCTGCCCTCTCGACATAACTCTCCCACTGCCATGAGGAGCAGAGTAGTTCCAATCAGCATTACCTAGACCCTTTCCAATGATAATTCCGCGCTTCATATTCATTGGAATAACTACATTTTGATCCTTGTGAGCTGAAATGGCTCCTTTTCGAAGAATATTATCATCAAAGTTAATATAATTATGAACAGAGCGAACATAATCCTCAGGTTTAGCGTCAATCTTGAGATGTTGCAATATCTGGTTTAGCATCACTTCTCTGTTCAACTCGGCAAACTGTTGCATCAGTTTCATATCCCGTAGGTAATTCATTCCACCCAGATGGAGAGGAAGAAACTCAGCTCCCTTGGGAGGATTGTAAAGCTTTTGCCATGTCTGTTTTAGCTTTTCCACTTCCTTTTTGATATAGTTTTTGGGCTTTCTTTCCTCTCCCAACTTCTTTTGTAGCGCATGTATCTCCTGTCGATGTGTATCCTGCGATGTGATTACATAGTTTTTCCAGTATTCTTTAGCTATGTCCTGATAGTGTTTGGCAACCTGAAGACCCGGATTTCGTGATCCGGAATGAATCGATAGCCAGCGATTGCGATTTCCCTTCTCATCCTCTTCGTCAGCCAATCCGATTTCGATGAAATGGTTACCTCCTCCCAGAGTACCGATAGAGCGATAAAATATGTCCGGATTGACACCGATACGTTTGCACAGCTCTTCAGCTTCGTTTTCAAGATTCTGATAGTACTTTCTACGTTCCGACGATAAAAACTCAAAAGAGAAGGGGGATGGACGTTTGCTAAATCCTGCTGGAATATGGTGGTGAATGTATTTATCTAGACTCTCGTAGTCGAGTTCTCTTGTGCCGAGATTTACAGACTCAACACCACACCCGATATCCACACCGATGATATTAGGAATGATTCCAGTTTCTTCACTATTTTCATCGCTATTCACGATAGGACTCATATCAACTGTGGTTCCGATGACACAGCCAGCTCCTGCATGACAGTCTGGCATAACAACAAGCTTCAAACCGGTGAACGCTTTGTAGTCGGTGAGTTGTTTAATCTGTGATAGAGTATTCTTATCCAAACTGCCGTCCGGTAGATAGATCGTCGCAGTGGTGTATTTTCCTTTTAACTCAAAAGACATTTGTTTCTATTCGAATTATTTCCTCTTTTCATTTTAAATCTGAAAAGAGGATTATAATTAACCTGCAAAAGCCTTAACTCCCTGAAAGCCGATCAGAATACTTCCCGATAAAGTCTTGGGTATGATGAGAGTACGATTACCGAGATCGAGATAGCCTATCCTTCCCTCTCGCAAAGGAAGAGAACGATTAGATTTTAAAACATCTCCCACGATTAGATTGCTAGCTTGAGTCATACGTCCGTTATCCTTAAACAATGGATAGTTCGGCGTCATATCTAAATAGTTAACACGTAACAACCGCGTTTTAACACGTTTTACTTCCAGATCGATGATCATGGTCGATAGCCTATCACCATCTAGAACTAGGTCTCCGATATTGATGGAATTAAGAAACCGTGGCTGGTTTTCAGCTACGTGAACCACAGTGTACTGATCTAAGCCATAATGGATTGGAGTATAGTTAAAAAATAATACTAATCCCATAACAAGCAGAATGATGTATCGCATTTGACACGACCCAAAATGAAAAAGATTATTCATTTTGAGTCATGTCAAATGGATAAACTAAATGCCCTCATAACTCCAGACGTGTACAGCGTCGTTCAGATGCGAAACCTAGGCTACGATAATCAAACTATCGAAAGGTATTGCCAACAGCGTGTGTACAAATGGAATATCGCCACTCAAATCTTTCGAGAACTATTCAAACCTCTCGACGTGCTAATTATTCACAAGAATTATGATCCGGATAAACAAACTATGGTCGTAACTGTTTATAACTCTTCATACGATGTTATGATAGAAAAAGAGCATAACGATCCTCTCTTTGCCTTGGCAGAATGTGCTAAAACTCTCAATCGCGAAGACGATTTTCTATCTGAACTTATGACTAAACTGAATATCTAAATGCCCTCACAATCCTTTTCGTTATAGATCATTCGTTTTGGAAACCTGTCCGCTATAACAGGATTGTTACTAGAGTAGAACATGTAGTAGACCATAGTCTTATCCTTTTCTGTCCATCTTTTGTTACAGAGCTGGCGCAAAACCTTTACAAGCAATTTTAGCCTCATTTCCCTATTAACTTTTCCTCTATCCTTATCTATCATATAAGGATCTGGGTTCCACCTCACGAAGACTGCTCGAGAGTCTTTTACCTCATCTAGAATCTCGTCCATTCTCCCGGCTTCACAGTCCGGTACATACCCTCTATGTTGGCTTTCATCACACTCTAGAAAGATCAATAGCTCTGGAGAAGAAGAGATGAGAAGATCGGGCCTTCTTTTTGTATCACAGCTATCACCTCTTATTATTTCATTGGTCAGAACAATGTAATCCTTCAATTCGGTTTTCTTAATGTAATCGACCATTTGCTTCTCTTTGCTCGTACTATGTCCCACAGCCTTCTTATAGCACACACGACAAACCTTGACCTTACCCACATTGGGATCTTTGTAATCGTTAAGTTTGAACACATTTTTGGCACACAAACCACATTGTAGATCGCCGACATCGTGCACGTTGGAAAGATGTTTTTTCAAAATACTATTAGTCTTAAACTTCTTTCCGCACTCCGTACACTCATGCCACTTTCCATCCCCTATGGTGTGCACTTGCCAAAGGTGTTCTGTCAAATTTCCATTAGTCTTAAACTTACTTCCACACTCCGTACACTCATACCACTTTCCATCCCCAATATCATGCACGCCCCAGAGATGCCTCGTCAATTTTCCATTAGTCTTAAACTTTTTCCCACACTCCGTACACTCATGCCACTTCCTATCCCCTATGGTGTGCACATGCCAAAGATGACTTGTCAGATAACCATTAGTCTTAAACTTTTTTCCACACTCCGTACACTCATACCACTTTCTATTCCCGATATTATGCACGACCCAAAGGTGTTTCGTCAGGCCACTATTAGTCTTAAACTTACTTCCACACTCCGTACACTCATGCCACCTTCCATCCCCGATATCATGTACACCCCAAAGATGCCTTGTCAGCTCGCCATTAGTCTTAAACTTACTTCCACACTCCATACACTCATGCCACTTTCCATCCCCTATGGTGTGCACACCCCAAAGGTGTGTTTTCAGCTCACCATTAGTCTTAAACTTCCTTCCACACTCCGTACACTCATGCCACCTTCCATTCCCTATGGTGTGCACACCCCAAAGGTGTTTCGTCAGGTCACTATTAGTCTTAAACTTCTTTCCACATTCCGTACACTCATACCACTTTCCATCCCCGATATCATGCACCTGCCAAAGGTGTGTTTTCAAGGTACCTTCAGTTGCATACTCCTTTCCACACTCACTACATACCGGTTTTTCCCGTCGCTGATAAGACTCTCTACTCTGTTTATTATTTTGAAGCCTACATTTCATACAGGTTGAGTAGAGATCCCCATCTTTCTTCATTTCAAATTTTGATACTGAAATAAACTTCTTACATTTAACACATGTTTTACAAGTCATTTTATGGATAGTTGACAGATCTTTAAATTAAATCATTTTCGTTAGAATATTTCTAACGAATTTTTAGAAATTTAAAAATTAATACCTTTACCAATCTCCTCCAAACTGCATAGAACCAGATGGAGAGCTCATAACCCCACCTCCTCCTCCTCCCAACGCTCCCAAATAGTAGGCAAGAACGTAGGCCGGTCCAAAGACCAAAGCAAACACAAGATGCTCAACGCGTTCCGGGCCCGGTGGTACCTTCATCGCCAATAGCAGGGCCCACACAACGAAGATCATATACAAAACAAGGTAAACGTACAGCCAAGGACGCGCTTTCTTCATATCCTCCTTATTGTTGTACTTAATCGCTTTTCGCAAAGCCTGGTTAAAATCTGACTGATTGTCGCAGACAGGTTTGTTCGGATCGTAGAACTCGTATTCGCTCTCATTTTTCGGCATTCCACAAGACATTTATTCTAACAGTAGAAAAAAATCAAAATTCGAATTCGGGAAAGCTTCGCCGAAAGTCTTTAACGATGCCACCATGTTCGAGATAGACAGCGTTACGGGTTCGAAAGTGTTTCTGCAGGAGAGAATAGTCGTCAACGATGTCGAAGATGAACGGTTCAACGTCTTCACGACGAAACACGCGTCCCAAATACTGTACAAAGTATTGCTCCAGATCGGAAGCAATGATCAAGCTGTCTAAACGAGGATGGTCGAATCCGACTCCAACCTTGGAAGACGTTCCAACCAAAATGCGAGAAGACTGCTCATACTCCTGTTGATTTCCGATCAAGCTGGTAACATCCTCTCCCTCCTCTTTGAGGCGATCGACCAGATAGTTAGCCTGACTAACACGCTTGCATAAGATGAGAAAAACTCGATCAGAAAAGTGGCCAACAAGCTTGATGATCATCTCGTTGCGTTCCACATTGTTTGATTGCGATTCTAGAACAGAGCCCCAGTCGACCTTGCCCATTCGGTTGAGTTTGACCTCTGGTTTGATATTTGTGTTGATACGAAAAACTGAATGCCGGCGCCACAGCTTGCGAATAATCTTGTTCTTACCAAAGTACATATCAAGCAATCCGTTCAAGCCATCAGTTCGATAGGGAGTGGCTGAAAGGCCGATTACATAACGGGGAAAAAAGTAACGCATGCACTGGCTCATCTTTTCTGCCATGACGATATGTGCTTCATCGATAATAAGGGTACCAATCTCCTTGTAAAATGTGCGAGGATGTTTAGGTACATTGGTGGCATTCATGATGTAAAAATCTACATCTTTCATCTCGCTCTTTGCTGTGATTACCTGAACGGTCGCATTGGGACAAAACTTTTTAATAGACTCTTTCCACTGATTAATCAGCACGACACGATGGCAGAGAATCATCGTTTTTAGCTTAATTCTGGTTGCAATGTAGATAGCGGAACAGGTTTTACCGTAACCTGGGTAAGCTGCGATAATCACAGATCCATACTTATTCAATAATTCGATCGCTTCATGCTTGACCTCCTTTTGATTCTCGCGCAAATGGCCATGAAAGTGTATCTCTTGCACTGGAAACTCTTTAGCCGGTGTGCGAGGGTATCTTCGTGTATAGGCAAACGGAACGTATAAATCGTTACCTTCAGCCTCGTATAGACAAATAACAGATGGCTTGGCACTGAACGCGTATTTGGACGGTTCCTGAGCAAGTTGTAGTTCTTTGGAAACTTTTTTAAGCTCTTCATCGGAGAGTGAATCGATAGCTACTTTTCTCGACATTTTATTCTTTATGGCTTTAGCTTTAAAGAATCATTTTACGTTTCTACCGTCATTTTGGGAATCTGAGTGTAACACCACCATCCCAGAATGAGAAACTTTTTAAAGTCTTTGTCATCCATTTCTACACTCTTAGCCTTGCTTCCATTGTCGGCTTCGACCTGATCCTCAAATAGATAGGACATGAAGAACTCTCCCACGTGTTGTAGCTCTCTCGGCTTCATCTCTTTGTTCTCGATCTTTTCAGCTAGAGATCGTAGAAACTGAGGAAGCAGGTCGTCGACGTTATCGGTGTCCAGTTGACCATCCATTTTCTCGAAAAGTTTTTTCTATTTAAGCCATACAAATTTTTACCTTTCAAAATTTGTCTTGGTTATAATAAAAATGTCTACTTCTACGTTTACACGTGTCGAAAATGATCTCGTTTCTGGATCTTTGCTGTCGGGTCTTACAGGAGACAACGTAAAAGCGCTTAACTTTCAGGCTGCACTAGCTCCGAATGCGCCGATCGTACTCACAACCGCTAACTATACGATGTCTGTAGATGATTGGGTTCAGGCGGCTATTAGCAAACAAATAGTTGATGGAACTGGATTGACTGCCACCAGGACTCTAGTCGTTGGACCGGATGCTCAATCGCAGGCCGCATCATATGTTGGTCTATTTAACCTTTCTAGTGGAGAACAGTCTAAGGTTGTTCTTGATTTCCAACTCGGTGGTGGAGATGTTGCTGGTGCATTTGACGTTGCTCTTGGAAACTCTTCAGGAACTACAACCTGGGTTTCTACTCTTCTCAACGGTGGTGGTGCTGCCGCCACCAATGTTCTCTTTGATAACAGTAACGGTTTGAGTGCTGGTTCTCGCGCTGTTTGCGAGGTTTGGGCAACCAATACGACATCTGGTTCTGAAACTGTTGTCTTTAACGTTCAGTCAGTCTTGCAAGGCTAAATTCTTATACACATTACTTGTATAAGATTTAAACACAACTGGTTCTAACACAAATGAAACCTGCACTAACGATCTCAATAGTCTGTAAAACACAGATTTATGCTATGACAACAGCATGTGTAGCTCAGTTAATTTCATCGGTTCCTATTGCTGATAAAGTGACTTTGAAGCAAAGTTTATGTATCGGACAGAGTGATTTACCCAAAGCGCGTTCCCGAGAACTATCTCTGTGGTATGAAAAAGCTGGCAAGGATGATTTGTTCATGTTTATCGACGCAGATCAGATATTCACAGCAGATGATATTCTTCGCTCTCTGGCCTTCATTCAAGATCATAATGTTGTTTGTGGGGCTTATCCACGCAAGTCTGGTACAATGACAGTCGAGCCTGAAGATGTTGTCCAGTTTCACCTCGATAAAGAAGGAACGCTTTACTATGGAGCTACAGGGTTTATGATGATACGGTATGATATTGTGAAACAGATGGTTGAACATTTTGGAGGTAAACCGATTCACACATCTAGAGATGATATGGCTTATCCTTTTTTCTACGAGAGAATCGTTGATGCTAGACCTCTAGGTGGAAAGACTCCCACATTATGGCTTGGAGAGGATTATTCCTTCTGCTGGCTAACGAGAGAATTGAAGGGAAGTGTTTATGGATACATATCTCCTACCATTGGTCATATATTAACGATGGAAAGATTTGTAGAGGTAGCCACTCCAAAAGTTTGGCCAGAGAAAAGTATTGTCGTTTATTGTGGACGCACATCTGAAGCTTGGTCGCCACTCAATCTAGATAAAGGTATTGGGGGCAGTGAGACAGCTGTGATACATCTAACTAGAGAATGGGCTAAACATGGGTATGAGGTAACTGTATTCTGTACATGTGATAAGCCTGGAGTATACAGCGGTGTCACTTATAAAGACATTGTTAAATTTGGCATGACAGATAAGTATGATATCTTTATTCTTTGGAGAAATGTAAACATTCTCGATAGCTTAAATTTCAAGGCTCGCAAATGCTTTCTTGATCTCCACGATGTAGTAAGCCCAGAGCAGTTCACAACACGTGTTACTAATAATGTGACCAAAATTTGTGTTAAGAGTAACTATCATAAGTCTCTCCTAGGAAATGTGCCGGAAGAAAAGGTTGCGGTTATTCCTAATGGCGGTTTTGTACAGATAGAGGAAAAAGTGGAAAAAGATTCCAATTATCTTATCTACTCATCCTCCTATGATCGGGGTCTACCTTACATGTTGAAGTACGGCTGGCCTTTGATTAAGAAAGCCTGTCCCGACGCTTACCTTAAGATTTTCTATGGTTGGGAGGGTTTTGACGCTTTGCAAGCCAAGACGCAGGATACCATCGCGTATAAGAAAATCCTATTAGAACTGATGAAACAGGATGGAGTAAGTGAGTGTGGACGCATCTCTAATGCCGAACTTCTCAAGGAAAAGGCGAAGGCTAATATTCACTATTATATAGGAGACTTTCAGGAAATCGACTGTATATCGGTAAGAGAATCAGCTTGTCTAGGAGCTATACCAATAGTATCGAACTCTGTCGAAGTCTTTGCTGAAAAGCCCTATTGTATTAAAATCCCCGGAGATCCTCATGTTAAAAGGATACAGGAGAAAGGTGTGAAAGAGATTGTTAAAATTTTAAAGGACAAGGAATATGCGGAAAAGTTACGTACCTCTATGAAAGTTCCCGAAGACGAGACATGGGAAATGGTTGCTAAACGATGGCAAAAGATGTTCGATTAGTTTAAAAAAATATTGTCGGAGATAAAATGTCGCAAAATACGATCTCTGAAGAGATAATCAGGTCAGTTGAAATATTCGACAATCTGGCTGAGAAACTAGACGAGAAAACATGTCTGGAAATGGATGAACAAAAGGGAAATAAGATCTGGAAGTTTATCAATAAAAATGGCGTCTCTTCCTTGTCGATCTGCAAGAGTGAGAAATTCTTCGAATATATTGGAAAGTGGCTGGTACAAACCGAATCTGTAGAGAACCTTCGAACGATCCTATTCACTGTCAGAGCTCATAAGAGCTTTAACGGAAATGTCTGTCCACCAGAAACCTTTCAGCGATACAAAAACTACGGATACAACTTTGAGAAATTTTTTTCCAATGAGGTCGAACCTTGTGTGAAAATATGGGTTTCACGTCTCAATGTTAAAGATATTGTACTGGGGTTAGAAAAAGAGGACATAGACTTATTTCCCCTGGTATTTCCACCTGAACCAAAGGCTAAACCGCCACCAAAATCAGCCAGGCCCATCGACTCGGTAGCTCCTGCTAACGTCCGCCTAATCAACAAGCAAAATAGAATCGAACAGCGGGAGAGACGTGCAAAAGCGCATGAAGATGTTATTCGTCGCCAGCGGGAGTTACGTCTAGCTAGAAATCCTCCAAAGGCGCCTCAGATTCCTGAGCTACAAAAAACCGGCATTGGAATGCGTATGAACAACAACTCCAAGCCTAAATCTGTAGGACAGAATATGGTAAGAAGCATGGAACAGCTACGAGCCTATCGTATATAAACTATTTATATGCTCAACATATAAATCTATTTAGAATCCACCAGCAGCTTGGCGATTAGCGTAAGCCATGTAGCCGTTGTTCATAGCAGCTTGCTGACGGTTTCCTTGGGCCATTTGAGCCTGTGCACGCTCATAAGCTCCGACAGAGCATCCCATGTAGTTAACATGTGATCCAAAGTCGTTACCAAACTGGCCAGTACCGAACTTCTTGTTGGTGGTAACTTGACCAAGCATCTTTCCGCGGGCGTTGGACTCCTGCCAAGCCGTCTTGTTTCCATAAATGCCACCATTGATACCACTGGCACTGAGAGTGACATAGTTAAGATATTTGGGACGTAATCCATTTTCTACCATAACACGATCCTCGGCACTGTCACACCCAGGCGTCTTAGTGTAGAAAGAGTCAGGGCAGACTTCCTGACCCTTATTGTTAAGACCGTTCCAAGGGATACAAACCATGTTTTGAGGATTGAAAAAGCGGTCAGACTGAATACGGTTGGCCTCGCCGACATTAACGTCGCACGTACGGACCGATGCTTCAAGAGATATTGCTCCTAGACTTCCAGACATTTTATTATTCACGAGAAAAAATTATTCTTTCGGACATTTTTCTTTTATAGACAAAACTTCGAAAAAGAAAACATGGACCATTTTATAGATCCTCCCAACGCGACAGAAGTCATTAACGGTGTGTTGGCGCTCTCGCAACCATCCGAGATACAGGCCTACATCGAGAAAACATTTCCTGGTTGGCTGATATTCTCTCTTGAAAAATATTCTTCCGATTATCCTCATCTACAGAGCAACTGGCATAGAATCTGTGAAATGAATAATGTACAGCCACAAAAAATCGTTCTGGTTGCTGATATTATTTTCGATGATGATCATAAGGTTGTACGAGCCTTTTGCGAGTATATGACTAAAACTGGTTACGTGGTGAGACGTTCGGGAGAATTTATCGCCTGTGACAAGTGCATGTCGGCTATTCCATGCCGTGAAGTTCATCACCTACTAAAAGAAAAGGGGTTACCGGTTCCCGGTGTGTGGAAAAATAAGTGCCGTACTTGTTAACATCTGTTGTATTGTCTCCCTTTCAAAGGAAGACAATATATGTACCAACATCTCTTGATTGATCTGCACTTCTGATGGATAAGTCGTAGCCATAAACAGAGCAGAAAAGAAGTTGTGAGCGTTATTTTGAGCACGCTTTTTAAAGATGCACAGAACGCGATCCATTTGTTCATTAGACAAGGATCTTTCAGGCTCATTATTATGAAAATAGTCGTGGAGATACTTGGAGAGACTGTCAGCGGTAAAATGATGCTCTTTCATCTTCTCTCCGAGTGCTAAAATCATTGCTCCCTTAGTTAGGGGTTTCTGGTCTCTGAAACGTTGCAGAATAAAGTGTATACGGTATTTTCTGGATCTGAGCCATGCTCTTTCGATCATTCTTCCTGCGTGAGATTCTATTCTGAATCGAATGTCGTCCGGAATACTCTCCCGTTGCTTCACCGTGCAACGCGAATAGACGAGCTCAAGTAATGTTCTCATTTTATTTTGCGAATTGAAATTTTATTCTGTATCCTCTTTCTCTCAAGATGTTTGAAGAGCTATTGTCTCAAGATAATGCTGTATGTGTATTTCATTGTAAGGCTGACCAATCCAAGTACTATTCAGCTGCATTTGATAATGTAAACAATATGTTTTACTATGACTTTTTCCCCACCAAGAGAGAAGCAGTGGATCACATCTGTGAAAAACTGGGTTGTAACAAGACGGTAAAAGATTTCGAGGAAGATGAGAGCCATGGCAATTTCACAGAAGAGAAGGATGGAAAGTTGTACTGTCATTGGGTGTACTATGAACACACTATGAACAATCTTCTTTTTGACCCTGTAAAGTATGTTAATCCTCCAAAGACGAAGGATGAGCTGAGACAGTATTTCGAAGACGGTAACCAAGTTACTGCCCACTGGGGTACTAGAGCACCCGTAGACTGTTGTGTTAACAATATTCTACTAAAAATGGAGGGACCGAAATCGGTCTATTACTATACGCCCGACTTTGAATCTAGTCTTAAAAGAGGGATGAGACGGGTACTAGATCATGCATCGCTTGACGCTTCAAATGTATATGAAGACGAGGAGGATGGGCAAATCTCGACATTCACATATGTTAGATTGTAAGAGCAGTTTAATACACGCATTGTATTAAACAGAATCATATACTTTTTTATTAGTGCCAAATGAGATACAGTATCTAGTACCACTTGTAACCGGCAAAACACAGTGTTTCACCCTAGGAAAAACGACCAATTGCCCCGTTTCGGGTTTAATACTTGAAGCTCTGGCAAAACAGAGTTCTCCTCCTTCAAAATCTTTGTTAAGGTATATACAGAGGGAGTAATCGTCATCATAATGCCAGCCCATGCTAAGTCCGACGGCGTACTTTAGAATGGTCACGTATTTTGTGGTGAAAATAGGAATTTTTTCTCGTATCATCGACATTATTCGCTTAGCTAGGCGGTTGTTGAACAATATCCGATTATTACTGTGTTCTAGCGGATCTTCGATGTCGAATGTGTTTTTACCGTTACGGTGGCATATCATATAATAAAATGGTAACTTTTCGTTGGAAGCATCGCAGAAAGTCGTAGTAGAATAGAATTTCTCCGCCTCACGAATGATTTCACGGCATTCTTGCTCAGAAAAAAAGTTCGAAACTATCTTTGGCTTATTCATATCTTAATTAATTATTTTGCGACTTTAGATCGATACCTTCTTCTTAGAGATAATAGTAGAATCAAACCTAGAACCACGATGACTATAAGCGCAATAAACCACCATTTAGAGGGTTTTCCTCCCCCCTTATCCTTGTTCTTATATTCGTGGCCCTGATTTGCTCCTGAATTGAGATCAGGATCAAATACAGTTCCACTACCGAAACCGGGGTAGCCGAACGTGTGCATTATCTCTCCAGTGCTAGCTTTAACAAGTTGGCTCGTTGGAACATCAAACCCAAGATAAACATTAAAATTCTTATCCGAATCGTTCATAGCGATACGGAAATATCCATCTTCATTCCAGTCCGGTCCCCACGAGTTTTTAACGATCCAATAAGCTACGTTGCCGTACTGTCCAGCATTTCCAGTTCCCCATCCGACAACCTCAACTGCGTGAGCTGCGGGAGCTGGTTGCCCTCCCGAGTACCCTTCGATGATAACATCTTGCCATTCGGCCGGTTTAGAAACTCCTAGCTTCTCTTTGGTAGCGTCGGACACCTTGCTATATAACTCGTTGTTATAAGCTCCATTGATGTAGATTCCATTAGTCTTGTTCCATTTGTAACCCAGCGCAGGTGCCATAAAGTCGTTGGCAACCAGGAAACACGCGGGAAACGGGCCATCAGACAGCTCGTGCTTCATTCGTGTGATGGTGGCCGACTTATCGTACGTTCCCATACTCTGTCCGGCAACAGCAGTTGTGCGAGATCCTTGTTTGGCATAGTAAACGAATCCAGAGTTCGGGCCGGGCGTACCGGGATATTTGACAGCTTTTTGTTTGGGAAAACAATTACTAGAAACAGTATGGCAATCGGGCAGTTTTGGATTACCAGACATACCGGCACCACAGTTAATATCGGGTTTACACAATTCATCCCAACTTACACAAGGAGCTGATGAATCAGTACAACCGGTTTGAACAAAGTAGTCGGCAGCCTCAGTGGGAGAGCCTCCTCCACAACCTTGATTCACCGGGTTAGATGCACATTGAGTGGTGAGAATTGTTGCCAGCTCTAGGTTCTTAATTTTTTTCTGTATGATGAAGCGATCTGTTAGAGCTGATGTTGATGACTGTGCCCAACAGTCTCCGCAGTTAGCTTGATTTTTGACCCAACTGATCGGCGGTAAACCCCGCTTTGATGTTTCACTTCTCCAATCAATGGGCTTGAGATCGCTTGCAGTCAGCCCCATACGTCTTAAATCCTGTTCAACCTTGTTCGCGGTCAATAAAGGCGTTTTAATATGACCATCGGCTCTGTTAGGAGGAAGGCCTAAAAATGTTAGATCAACTGGTTTGGACATTTATTCTACCGAAGAATAAATGAAATCAAAGTTCTTTCTAGTTGTCATGATTATCGTGGCCGTGCTATTATTAGCGAGTAACCTTATTTTGATCGTAACACATCCGTTTCACATGATCGCTAACACCATTTTATTAGCTATTCTCGTTTTATGTGCTGTTATGTATGGTAAAAAGAAGTCTGAAGCGTATGATTACGAACAAGAAAATCCCAATGCTCTAATACAAGGAAGAAATGTGGCCGGAACTGTTTATTCTGCTGATCCCGATAATGTACCCGGCTTGGGATGGATAATATAAAACAAATTGAACCTCAATACAAAGACATAAAATAAAAAGAGAAATGATTGTGGCCGTCTTTGATTTTGACGATACTCTATATGCAAGCTCATATCTGAAAACAGAAACTGAGAAAAAATCGCAAGAACTTGCTGACAGTATTCTGCTACTGATGGAAACAGCGAAAAAGTACTGTAACAAGATATACATCATCACCAATGCTACAAAAGCCTGGATAAAATTGTGCACAACAGAGTATCTTCCTGGTTGCGAATTACTCTGTGACAAGGTCGATGTGATATCCACACAGGACAGCTGGTATTCAAAAGGCGAGGAAAAGTTTGAAACGTGGAAAATCAAAGCCTTTGACGATGTGTTAAAACCGCTGTTTCAGAATCAAGAGCAAAAACATACTTTGTTATCGTTCGGAGATGCAATGCATGATCGTGCGGCTTCAGCTTCTCTCCGTAACGAGCACATCACGGTTAAGAATATCAAATTCGTCGAAGCTCCCACTCTGGACCAGCTGTTGTACCAGCAAAAGATAATTTGCCATGTATTTGACCACATTTATAACTTTGAAGGGGACTTGGACTTAATGATGACCGTTTCTACCAAAATAAATCTTGGTGAGGAATAAATGGATCCAGCCTATATGCCCAACCTTTCGTCTTGTAACTGCGCGAAAGGATGTAATTGCCCTAACGGTTATAAATGTTGCACTGAGAGTAACAATCCAGCTCGTGCTCGTCCCACATTAGGAGTATGTTGCAAAGATAATGCCAATTGCGATACCAGGAGAGGTATCTGTAAATCTGGCGCTAATCTACCCACCACCAGCACACGTGAACATTATTCTGTCAACATTGTTGAAGGTTATGATGACAACGATAACTGTGATAACTGGAAGGGGGCCTTTTGGTACCTCATTGCCATCATTGTGCTAATGTTATTTTGCATCGTGTTTATGGTTCAAAAATAATAGACCCCATTGATGTGAGGTTTCTGATGGGAAAGACGAATGTTCACGACGAAAATCTGTGTAGCAAAATCCGAAACCAAAAATTGAAAAAAAATTTATAGGCATAGATTCTCTCAGAATAAAATGACTACTAAACTTTGGAACAAACTCTCTACCATGGTTCAGGAGACTTCTAAGGAGTCTCTCTCTGACAATACTAATTTTATGGATGCGTGGAACAAGAAAAAGACTGATGTTATGAAGCTTTTTGGCAATGAAAGCCGACCGAAGCGTAAGAAGGACCCCAATGCGCCCAAGAGATGGAAGACTGGTTACATTCTCTTTTGTGAGGATGAGCGAGAAAAGGTTAAGGCTAAACATAAGGACATGAAGAACACTGATGTGACCAAGAAACTCGGCGAGATGTGGAACAAGCTGTCCGACAAGGATAAGGCTCGTTACAAAAAGCTGTCCGATAAGGATAAGGTTCGCTACGAAAAGGAGATGGAAAGCTACACCCCTCCTGAGACTACAGAGGAGGAAACTACCAGCAAGCGTAAGCCTAAGAAGGAACGTACCGGTCCTAAACGTCCCTTGTCTTCTTACATGTACTTCTGCAAGGAAGAGCGTGATAGGATTAAGGAGGACTATCCTGACATGAAGGGACCCGATGTCACTAAGGAGCTCGGTGTGCGATGGAAAAAGTTGTCCGATGACGATAAGGTTCCCTTCGAAGAACTGGCCAATGTCGATAAGGAACGATACAGGAGTGAGATGTCGGTGGCTTCTGAGGCTGAGCCCAAGAAGGAAGTGAAGAAAGGAAAGGCGAAAAAGGAAGTCAAGGAGTCTAAGCCTAAGGAGTCCAAATCTAAGACCAAAGAGACCAAGCCCAAGGAGTCCAAGTCTAAGAAGGAAGTCAAGCCTAAGGAGTCCAAGCCCAAGAAGGAGTCCAAGTCTAAGAGCGTTAAGAAAACTCCCGGATATCAATACTTTGTGGATGAGCAACGCGAGGATGTTGAACAAGAGTTTCCCAAGTATAGCACACGCAAGGTCACCAGCGAGATTAACAAACGTTGGCAGGATCTCACTGACGATGAGCGCGATGCTTACGAGCTGGAAGCATCTCAGCCTAACGATAGTGATCATGATGCTTCCGATGCTGATTCCGATCTTGTTGCGGAATTGGAGGATGATGAAGAGTAAGAAAATGGGTTTTATACTGCTAAACAGTATAAAATTGAAATTAATTCCAACCTTTATGTTAGGTTAGAATGTGTCGCATTTGTAGAGGAGAATATGATGAGAAAACAACCATACTTTGTTGCGATGGTTGCACTAACCTTACAGAGATTCCTGCGCTTCCAAATCTTATTGAACTTTCGTGTGAGGATTGCACTGGTCTAACAGAGCTCCCCATGCTTCCAAAGCTCGATGCACTTTATTGTAATCGTTGTACTAGTCTGGTGAAGATTCCCATGTTTCCAAATCTTACTGAACTTAAATGTTATAGTTGTACTAGTCTAACAGAGATTCCCGACCTTCCTAATCTTATCGAACTTAACTGTTGCAATTGTACTAATCTGAGAGAAATCCCTATGCTTCCAAACCTTACTGAACTTCGATGTGATCGTTGTACTAATCTGAGAGGAATCCCTATGCTTCCAAACCTTACTGAACTCGATTGTCATAAGTGTACTGGTTTAACAGAGATTCCCGATATTCCTAATCTTATCAAACTTGACTGTGGCAATTGTACTAGTCTAACAGAGATTCCCATGCTTCCAAACCTTACTGCACTTCACTGTTGGAAATGCGCAAACATCACAGAGATTCCCATGCTTCCAAACCTTACTAAACTTCACTGTTGGAAATGCACAAACATCACAGAGATTCCCATGCTTCCAAACCTTACTGTACTTAAATGTAGTAGTTGTACTGGTCTTGCAGAGATTCCCGATCTTCCTAATCTTATCGAACTTAACTGTTGCAATTGTACTAGTCTAACGAAGATTCCCAACCGTACAAATCTTGTGCGTGATTATTATGGATGTCCATGGATAATAGACAAGAATGTACCTGTGGATCGTTATCGTCTCCTACTCTTAAAGCGACTTCAACGCTTCTGTAAGAAAAATCTACGATATTGGCGTTTCAAGCGATGGATAAAGTCAAAAGAGTTTGCAGAGTGGTTCTACAGTCCGAATCAGTGGGGTGGAAAA